CCACCCTTTCCAGGGGTGAACCCTCGGAGCATGGACCTCACAACGCCGCCAATGACGGCATCGGTGCTCATTGGCTGATACGGTAGGTCACCGTTCCCGAGGTGTAGGCGGTGCAGTTCAGCCGGTAGATCACCCCAGGCGTGGGCTCTTCACCGACGACCGAAAACGGCGCCGTCCAGCTCGCAGCCGTTCCGGAGGAATCTCTGGAGCAGACAAACCAGTTGTCGCCATTGTCGAACGAGCGCTCAAGCTGGACGGTCGCGACGAAGGTGCCAGAGGCGGAGACATTGAACTGCCCCCACGCCATGGTTCGCATGACGGGCTTGAACGAGTTGGATTGACCGGTCGCAGTGAATGAGCCGGTGACGGGCTGCGTCATCGTTTGGCATCCTTATTTAGGCAAAAGAAAACCCGCTTGAAGCGGGCTGTGGCGGCTCTCTTTTTGAGGCCATTACCTGACGTAGACGTTGAAGGTTCCGGACGCGAAAGATCCCGTTCCGTAGGCCAAGGTCACGGTTGTTAGACCGCCGATATGGGCGATGAGGCCACCGAGAAACCCACCTATCGAGGCCGCTGCAATCACGACTTCACGCGCGGCGCGAATAGCCGGAAGCACGACAGATCCGCTTACGGAGTCGGAGCTGATGACAACTCCGGTGATCGACAAGCCGTTAAGCTGTAGGGTCGTGTTGCCGGCTGCATTGTGAGCTGCGCCGGAATACTCGATCATCACCTCACTGAAGCCGGCCGGGATGGTCGCGCTGATGCTGGCGCCGGTACCCGTGAGCGTCTGGAGAAGCCTCCAGGGGGTGCCTTTGGTCAGTGGGATCAGGTTGAAGTTGGAGACGCCATCGCTGATCAGGCGATAGATCTCGCCCGGATAGACGCTCAACGTGGAAGCACCGCCAACCGTATCTGTCCCCGGAGGGTCGATCGTGGCGACGCCCGTCCCGGAGTTTCCGTAGTCCAGGTACCACCCGTTCCCTAGGGACCCAACGGATGCGGTGTCCTGGGTGAAGGTTCCAGAAGTGATGTCGATGTATTTCCGTGCGTCGGCGACACCAAGAGCGGTGTTGCTGGTTCTGGCTTCTCGGAAAATCTGGACCGTCTGATTGAGCGCCGATAGGCTCACGACCCATGACGCATAAGTTCCGGAGCCGCTGAAGGCCACGACCGTGACCGTGAGGGCGCCGGACGAAGGATTATAGGCCGTGACCTGGCCGCTCATGGCGTTGAGCGCATTGGTCGTGTAGGCGATCGTCACCGTCATGCCGGGAACAAGCACCTTGCCGGTTTCGACGGTCAGGGTCTTTGAGCCCGTTCCGATCGTCAGACTGGTGGTGCTTGTGGCATTAGTGCCGGGGATGCCGGTAACGGCTGCGGCGGCCTGAGCAGCATAGCCCTCCGACAGAAGCACAGCTTCATCCACGGCCTCGATGGAGTCGTAGAGGTCCATCGCATCGGACAAGACCGCGTTCATCTCGTCCAGGAGAATCACGTCTTCCGCAGTGCTGGGCGTGATGAAGTCGAAGCTGAGCGACTGACTATCCGGAGCCGCCGTGCTCCAGTTGCACGAGAAGCTGTCTGCGCTGTCGGCATAGATCAGCGGGAAACGCCCAGCATCGTCCGACACGATGGGGAACGGATGGGGGATGGTCAGCGCCGGGTCCGTGTAGACCGTGGCCGGGGTCGTGATTTCGTTGACGTACCAGCGAAGCTCAGCGGAAATCACCATCCCCTGGCGCGAACGCGAAGGCTGCGCTCCAGGGAAGATCAGAAGACCAGCGGCCATGTAGACCTCATGCGAAAAGCTCGCGCGACCTCGGCCGGCGAATGTGGTAGGGATTGCGGATGCAGGAAGAAGACGAGTTCGATCGCCTCTATCGGGAGAGCTGGGCGCTCCCGGGTGTTTTCGTGTTCTGGGTCGCCGCCGTCAGGGGTTGGCGGGCATCAAAGCGTTTTGTCCTGCGGCGCTGGCGCGAGCGACGCCAATCCCGCGCGAAAGCCTAGCGGCGGCTTCCTTGTAGAGCGGAGCGATCTTGGGATCTCTGGCCGCCATGTTGGCGAGTTCCGTCAGGGCCTCTCGCGCTTCTTGTCGCGAGATACGATCATCCAAGACCTTGTTGAAAGCCTCGATGGCTTGGGGGCTGTAGGCCTTGGACGCCAGCTTCAGGCCACCAACCGTAGCGCCGATCCCGCCGGCCGCCGCCAAGCCACCAGGAAGGCCGCCCGTAGCGAAGCCCGCCCCGATGGTCGCGGGCGCGGATACCAGAGCGCCGATAGCGCCGCGTGTCGCTGTTCCGCTGTCAGGAACCTTCGACGGGAGCACCCGCAATGCCGCCCCGGCCAAATCCTGCCCGAGTGCATCGCCACGAGCCATGCGCCCCTTGTCGAGGCTCTTGTCACCGCGCTTGATCGCGCCGCCGTACTGCCCGGCAGAGAACACGCCGTTCTCCCCTGCCCCAGCCGCGACCGTCGCCGCTTGAAGCCGCTTGAACTCAGCCCAGCCGCGATCAACTCGGGCCTTCTTGGCGGCAAAGGCCGGGTTCTGGCGCGCGGCGGCATCCTTGAGCGCATCCGAGACTCCCTGGATCGCCTCGCCCATGGCCCTATGGTCCGGGTCTCCACTGCCAGAGAACCGCGTAGCCTCACGCTTGAGCTCGCTCTGAACGCGCTGGTACATGGCGCCGTCGAGCTCGCCGTTCCCCATGCGACTTAATAGACGCTGATCCAGGATGCCCTTGAGGCGACGTTGATTGACCGGCTGAAGGGTTTGAACGACATCCGACAGACCAGTGATCGCCGTGCCGAACTCCCCATCGGCCCGAACACCACCGTCCGGGATGAGCTTGTCGTACTCAGACTGAAGCGCACGTTCGGTGAACGCCACAGTTTCGTGGCCTGGGGATACCGTCTTGGGAACGCGCTTGCCAACAGGCTTGAGCGCTTCGTTCGCCACGGCGTGGTTGAATGTCCCCAGGTTCGCCGCCCGGGCGTCCTGAATAGCCCCTCCGAGGATCGGAAGCGAGGTTGCGGCGTCCTCCATGCCTTTCGCCAGACCACCAGATGCTTGACCTGGCGTCAGGTCAACACCCTTGGCGCGAAGGTCAACGACGTCCTGACTTATGCGGGCCTTGGGAACACTCTTGCGGGCCGGGGCCAGAGCCCCAGCAGCAGCGCCCAGTCCAAGGGTGATCGGATCGCGTACAGCCCTGCTAGCGGCGCTGAGGCGTTCTCCGACCGTGCCTTTGTCGGCCGCCGCATATCCCGCAGCCGTCAGGCCGGCCGTCACCGCGCCGCGCGCCATGTTGGTGATGCGAGGAGCCGTCTCCAGGGCTTGAGCCGTCTTGCCGGCCGGAACCAGCATGGTGAGGGCGTTTCCGGTTCCGGTCGCGAGATTGGCCGCGATCGGCGCGCGCTGGGTGTATCGGTCCTCGATGCCGCGCTGGGTAGCCATGCTCTGATCGAAGTCTTTCTTGACGTTCGAGAGCGTGCCGCCCAGCGTCTTTCCGGCCGGGATCTTGCCCATGAGCGCGTTTTCACCGGTACGGAGCGCTCCAGCGATCTCGTCGCCAACGCCGATCGCGCGGTTCACCTTGGAAAGCGCGCCCTCGATGTGGTCACCGATGGACAGCTTCTTGGGGTTTGCCTTGGCCCACTCCTGGGCGCCGCGAAGCGCGGTTTGCTGGTCGTTGGCGCGGATGGTGATCTGGCGCCCGTCAGGAGCCTTGATGGTGAATTCAGGCATCTACTTCACCGACACCACTTCCCAGCCAGCACCGCTGGACTGAGGCGCAGCTTGGCCGGTCGGCATGGTCAAAGCGTTGCGAGCGCGCCCCTCCGGGGTCATTTGGCGTGGCATCTTGCGGGCGCTAGACAGAGCATTGGTCCCCGACTGAAGTCCGCCAGGACCGGCGCGCGCCATAGCGTCTTGTTCGACTCGAGCACGCATCGCTGCCTTTTGCTGCCGGACAGCAGGCGAGTCGCCTAGTTGAGGGAAATAGGTCTTGACGGTGTTCTCGACCTCTTCCTTCGTGGCCGCTGCACCAGTCGTAAGGCGAAGCATTGAATCCGCCCATTCATTCGACGCAGCTTCGTACTTTCGCTTATCGTCCGCACCAGGAAGAAAGCCAGGAACAAGCTTCGACACGCCGGCATCATATCCCTTGGCTTCCATAGGGTTGATGATACTGCCAGCGCCCATCATCCGCTTGGCGTTGAAGCCGTCTTTGGCCTGCCCCTCGGTCAGCTTGGGAGCGCCGCCAACGGCCCCCTTGGCGGCGTTAGTAGCGGGAACCCACTGGCCGTTGATAAGCGCAAGACGCTCACCGGTCGTGGGATTGACGGCATAGTGCGTTGCGTTCGGCATCTTACTTCTCGATCACGAAGCCAGAGGGAAGCGCGGGAATGCCGCCGGAGGAGCGCGACGCAGCCCGGGGCTTGGTCGCCGTGATGCGGCGGCTCTGGGCGTTCGTCGCCGCCACGCCCTCAGTCGCCTTGTTGTGGCGCACCGTCTCGTCGAACTTCTTGCCTTCGAACTCGGCCGCGCGCTCGTCCTTGTATTGGGCGAGGAGATCCTTCAGCGTCGAGCCTTGAGCGATGATCGCGTCAAGATTGGCGTCCGAAGGGTCGAACGTCGCGATCTGTTCCGGCTTGAAGCCCTTCGACGCCAGCCATTCCGACAACTGCGGAGACGTCAGAGCGGCCTTGCGGGCTTCCGGCGACTGTTGCTTCAGGGCCAGCGCTACGGCGCCCAGCTCGTCGGCGTTTTGGGCCGCAACCTGCCGCTGCGCTGCGTCCATCTGCTGTACTTGCGCGATGAGCTGCATGTCTCCGCTACCCATGGCCTCGGTGCGCGCAACTTCAGGCGTTGCGCCATAGGACGAAAGCACGCGCTTACGCGTCGCGTCCGTGTCCAGCGCCCGCTTACGGTCCTGAAGCGCCAGGCCTTGTTCAAGCTCACCGTTGGCGATCAGGTCAGGAGCGGCCGCCGTTGGGTCATCCTTGTGAGCCGTGAGCGCATTGCGGACGTTGGTCTGCCTGCGATTCTCCTTTCCAGACGTATAGGCCCGGAAGGCGTTCTCGAAGGTCGGGCCTTGCCCAAGGAGCGAGAAGTCGAGCATCAGGCCACCTTCTTGTTGCCGAGGTAGTACGCCAAGGCGTTCGTTCCCGTGTTGATCGCGTTATTGACCTGACCAGCGCTCGCCAGAGCCGCATTGCCTTGCGCCGAGGCGTTCGAGAACAGAGCATTGCTGTTGTTGCTCGCGTTCTGGCCGATCGCGTTGTTGGCAGATCCCGCCGCCGAGGCCCCAACACCGGTGAGGCTGAACAGGTTGTTGACGCCTTGTTGCTTTTGGTCGGCGGTGAAGGCCCGGTCCGTGCTGAAGTTCTGCTGATTAAATTGGTTGTTCAGATTGTTTTGATTGGTCAGCGCGTTATAGCCGAACTGGGAGTTGGCGGTGTTTAGCGCGTTCTGCTGCTGGTTTTGGCTCAGCAGGGCATTGAACCCGAACTGGGCGTTCTGATCCAAGCGGGCGCGGTCGGTGTTGTATTGGCCCGTGGTGTAGGAGCGCCAATTCGAATAGTCGGTGTTGGCGATCTGCTGGGCGCGGTCCTGCAAGGCCTTGGCCGCCGCGCCGCTGCGAAGAGCACCAGTCGCCGCAGAGCCCGCCAGTGTCGCCCGGGCCGCTTCGCTTTGCTGCCAGTCGTAGCCAGGGTCTTTCTGGTAGTTTGCCAGAGAGACGTCCAGAGGGTCCATCTCCGGCATCTGGTAGCGGCCAGCCGAGACGAACTCAGGCCCCGTATAGCCTTCGGTCTGCTTGATGGCTGGGCGCACGGCATCCGGCGCCACCGCGCCTGTGGGGGCTTGAGCAACCTGCGGCGTATCGGCCGGCTTGGCGGCGACGGTCGGCATTTCCCAGCCGGCATCCTTGCCCCAGGTGTTGTATTGGTCCTCGACCCACTTGTTGTAGTCGCCGCCGTACTTCTCGTTCTTGGACGCGGTGCTGTCCCAGGCTGCTTTTACGTCCGGATGCGCTGCTGTGTAGGCGGCGTAGTCCGGTGAACCCGGCTGAGGCGTCGTCGCCGCTGTGGTCTTTGCCGGGGCAAGGCCTAGTTGCTCCAGAAGCTTCTGGGTCGCCAGCGCTCCGGCATCACGGTACGGCTGGGTGTTCTGCTGCTGGAGATCCAGGGCCTTGTTGTTGAAGGCGATGGTCTGGTCAGTGGCGTACTGCGATGAATCCGCAGCCTTGTTGGCAGCCTTCGTGCTCGTGATAGCGCTTGCACCAGCACCAAGGATGGCGGAACCGATAATTGCGGTCTCGATGCCCATTAGCTGAGAACCTTTCTAAAGGTGCGTCCGTGCGGCGTGTAGCCGGCGCGTCGATACCAACGCTCGATCTTTTCCATGTCGCCAGGCTCGTGAGCCCCCATGACGACAGGCACGACACTCCCACGCGCTCGCGCCCAACTTTCGGCCGCTCGACGAAGATCATCTCCAGATCCGTCCAGGGCCCAGAAAAACAACTCCTGCACTGTGTTCAGGTCAGCAAAAAAAAGCGGAACCTCTATCACAATGAGAACACCACCATCTGAGACGAATACAGCGGCGTCATCACGACCAATTATGCGCTCAAGCGCCTCTTTGGTTCGTTGCTTGTCGTACTTAGTAATGTCGGCCCAATGAGATTTCACGAACATATGCTCGCCTATATCCGCAGCGAACCCCACATCGTCGAGCGTCGCCCTGCGGATCATCCCCCGACCCTCCAGGACACGGAATATGAGCCCGTCGTGATCGCCGCGCCGGCCATGTCGAACAGCTTCACCGTCAACCCCGTCTCATCCACCGAAACCGGCTGGACCACGAACGCCGTCGTTCCCACCGGAAAGACCGTGCAGCGCGCCAGGACCACGGGATGGCCCCGCACTGAGAACCCATGCGATATGACCGCCTGACCAGATCCGTTCGGGCTCACCGTCGCCACACCGGCATTGCCAGACACGCCGTTCAGCGTGTCGATGATGTCGTTCAGGAGCCTGTGGAAGTAGGCGCTCGCCGCGCCGGTAAGCTCGACGAGCTGGGTCGAGATCTGGGTATTGGAGATCATCGGGTGCTATCGTTGTAGCGGGCCTTGCGAACCGTGAACCGTGATGGAGGAGCGGTTCGGAAGTGGAAGACGCGGCCAGGCGAAGACATCAGTCCAAGGCGCGTCCAGTAAACCTGACGATTGAACTCGCCCATGCGCCCGAGAAGTTCGGTATGCCAGCTACCCCAGGTCTTGCCCCGGTTGTCGGTCGTACGAAGCTGTACGGTCGGAACGTTGTCCGGATAGTCCGGCTCCCCGATGCCAACCGAGCAATCCAGAATGACGGCGTTGCAGCGAACCGGCTTGATCAGTTCCAGAAGGCCTGACCATTCGCAGATTACGGGATCGTCGCCGTCCGTGGTCAGGGTCGGCTCGACCTTCCAGACCTTTCCGGCGAGCGTGTCTCCGACCAGATAGGAGCCATCAAACGAGCGGGCCGATGACCAGACATTCCAGAGCGGATAGTTATAGGAGCCGTAGCGGGTCCACTTTTCCGTCTTGATGTCCCAGGCGTAGGTTATCCCGTCGTCGCCATCGTCGATGTTCAGGACGTAAACCGAGCGCCCCTCGGCGACGTAATGCCAGGCGTACATGGGCGCGTTGTTCTTGGCGGCGGCGGTTATCTTCTGCTCTACAGACGCATCGCTGATCCGAATGGGGCTTGAACCCGAGCGGTAGACAATGCCCTCCTTGCCAACCCAGACCACGCCGTAGTCGGTCTTCACCACGGCGTCGCGCCCGTATTCGTAGCAGCCCACCGGGAAAACCCGGCCAGGAACACGTTGAAACGGCAGATCCGCATTACCCGTGGGGGTGAAAACCTCGACGGTCGACCGCCCCAGCATCCACAGCTCATCACCGGTCACGGCGATGTTCTTGAGGTCCGATGGCGAACTGTCGGCGGAGAAATAGTCCAGCGCGTCGAACGTGATCCCGGCCACGCTGGAGAAATAGACCCGCTGCCCGTCCACCAGGATCAGGAAGTAGTTGTTCAGGAACGCAACGGAGCTCACCGGAGCGCTGTCCGGGACCGTTACCGTCGCCAGGGAAGAACTATCGGCCGCATAGAGCGTCGTTCCGCTCGCGATCAATACCTTCTCGACATTGGAAGCCATGACCACACGGCCAGTGCCAGCAATCGAGCCCAGATTGACGATCCCCGAACCGCTGATAGTGCGGACGTAGAGTGATCCGCCGCTCACCGCGAACAGGTAGTTCGAAAGGTCGCCATCATCACGGCAAAGCCCACGAATGGGTCCGCTACCCAGGCCGCTAGCGATGAACGACGAAAGACCCGGACGCGATGTGAGCGAAACCTGATCCGTCAGGTTTGCCGGCGTCTGCTCAAAATACATGTTCTTGAGCGGGATGCGCGGATCGTCCAGGCGGTCATAAATCGCTTGGCCCAGCGGGATCGATGGCATCTATTGATACCTCGGCGTGACGTAGACGCTCGACTCTTCCTGATCCCGGGTCGGGAGCAGCGCCATCAATGACGCGGCTAGCTCCTTGATCTCGCGCCACTCCGCTGTGTCGATGCCGCCATAACGCGGGCCAAGCCGCACGGCGAGATTATAGGCCAGTACCTCGAACCATTCTTGCGGAAGATCCGCCTCATCATCCAGCGTGTCGATGTCCTCGATCACGCGGGTATAGGTGTAGGGTAGCGTGTACTGCGCCGCGATTGCCGCGTCTGGGACCATCCAGACGTACAACGTCCTGGAGGTTCGCTGGCGATCGTAGAACCAACTGTTGGGCAGGCCCGGTTGAAGCTTGGTCGGCGTGTCCTGATAGTCCGAGCGCGAGAGCTCGAACAAGGGCGTGTCCAGACCTGAAATTCGTCGCCGTACCGACGTGACCTGGCGAACGCCTGTGTCCAAGGAATAGGCCCGCTGCCCCGCTACAAGCGTCAACTCAGCCTCAGCGAAGAGCCACAGGCGCTCTGAAGCGCCCCAGGTCTTCAGCATCATGTTCAGGGCCGTGGAAGCCTCGGCGGCGCGGGCCGTGGACGGGCTATCGCCTTCTTGCAGAACGCCGATAAGCTGGAGCGCGTGATCGATGATCTGACGGCTGTTGAGCGTGAAATCCGTGGTGCCAGAGGTGCTCATAGATCCTCCGGAAGAACACGCGTCTCGATGAAGGTGTAGGGCTGCACCGGACGCGGGTTAGGTACGGTCTGATTGTCCGGGATGGCCCGAACGAAGTCCTGCGGATGCCGTTGCTCCGAGAAGCGCTCCACCACCCGCAGTCCATTCCACTCGATGACGGTCTCGGAGGCCCAGCAATCGAAGCCCGACCTATCGCAGATGACCTTATAGTCCCCTGGACGTTGCTCGCCTTTCATGGCGGACCTCCGATAGGCTCTCTTACGAGTCGGCCGCCGGGAGCAGGTAGCCCGAGGCGCCGGCCACGCCAGAGGCATAGTTGTTGAAGAAGCCGAAGCCCGACGAGGCTGTGACCAGGATCTCCGCCGCCGTGTCCGCGTGTTGAGCGAAGTTGCGAGCGATGATGCCGGTGTTGGTCGAACCGTCCGTGGTGATCAGCAGGCCGCCCGTCGCCGTGTCGGTGTTGAGGCGATAGAGCGTGTTGTCGGTGCAGATCAGGTTCGTCACCACCTTGCCCGTGGCGATAGCCATGAACGAGGCGGTGTTGTTCTTCACGCCCAGCGTCAGGTTGTTGCTGGAGAAAGTGACCCGGTCGTTGGTGCCGTCCATCTTCACGAAGCCGAGGGTCGCCGTGTCAGGCTCGACCCAGCGGTTGCCGGTGACCCACAGGCCGTCCGTGTCGTTGGTCGTGGCGTTCGTGTCGACGACGTTGAGGAAGTTCATGTTGGTGGCGACCGCTCCAATGAAGCAGTCCTCCAGCGTGAATTCCTTGGCCGTGGTCGTGGTGAACACCGACACGATGTCGGCGAAGTTGGCCAGGAACCGGATGTTCTTGAACGAGACGTTGGCCGCCGTCACGCTGATGGTCGTGGTGGTCGCCGTGTCGAGCGTGAACGTCGGGCGGAAAGTACCCGAACCCAGGCCGATGATCGCCACGCCAGCAACGTCAGCGGTCACGGCGCCGGCCGAAGACAGGGTTTCGGCATGGCCCGGCTTGATGAAGATGATGTCGCCGCGATTGGCCGTGCATTGGCCGATGGCGTAGTCCAGCGTCGCGAACGGCGCATCGAACGTGCCGCGATTGCCGTCAGAGCCGCCGCGCTGGCCGACGTCGAGCGCCGTGCCATTGTAGACCCAGAACACCTTGCCGGGCTGAGTTTGCGTGATCGGTACGCCGCGAATGATCACACCGCGCGCGAAGCCGGTGGGGTAGTTGCTCATAACCATGGGAGATCTCCTCTGAACCGCTGTGCGGTCAGGTGCGAAGTTTCAGAGTTCGAAGGAAGAAAGGTGGGGCGGCCCGGTACAGACCGCCCCCAGACGACGCGCTAGGCGCCGCCGCCGTTCGAGTACACGCCGCGGAAGTCGGTCCAGCCGAAACTGTTCCGCTCGTAGCCCTTGTACTTCAGGTTCGAGGTGTCGAAGTCGTTGTCCTGTTCGAACTCCGGGGCTTCGCGCTCAAAGTGCTTCATGCCGTCCGTGGCGTCCGTCTTGATGAAGAACGCGTCAGGATCGTCGAAGTAGTGGTTGACCTTGGCGCCGTCCTGGAACATCCCCATCGAGCGCAGCGCGTTGATCGCGTTGTTCGCGGAGTCGTTCTGACCCACCGACTTCAGAACCCGAGCGGCTTCGAATTGGAGCGCGGTCGGGATCAGCAGCTTTTCAGGCTTCAGGGCGATCTTCAGGCCGCTTTCATCGACGGCGTTGGAGATCTGGACGCACAGGTCTTCCAGCGCCGACTCCGAGAAGTCAGCGGCGACGGCCAGGCGGTTGGACTGAAGGCCGGCGTAGGTCGAGTGGGTCGTCACGCACATGGCCGAGCCGTCGCCACCCGTGTAGTTGGTGTCGTGGGCGCGGTTGTAGACGTTGGCGGCCACCGTCTCCTTGGTCTGGCGGAAGGATCGGGTCAGCATCCGCATGGCCTTGAGGGCCTTGGACTTGTACTGATTGTCCTTCATCGCCTCGCGGGTGATCATGAAGCCAAGCGAGTAGGCGACATGGGTGTAGCGCGAGGTGATGCCTTGCGAGGTGTTGTCGTAGACGGTCGCCGATCCCTCGGCCTTGCGCGGGGCCAGCCCCAGGCCACGGATCAGGACGTCCTCTTCGTAGGCCTTGTCCGACGTATAGGTGTCGAACAGTTCCTTGTACTCCAGAGGGTGGTCCGTGTACTCGCCCCAGATCTGGTTGAGGCCGGGCCACAGGAGTTTGGCGATATTGCCGGTGTTCAGAGCGCTCATGGCCTAGACCCCCGCGACTTGGTTGACGTATTGGTGGTTGTTCAGGCGAACAATCCACTTGGCGTTCTCACCCACGGCGTTGTTCTCACGCGGCACGAGGCCGATGATCTTGCAGTCCAGGGTGTTGGTGGTGTTCTCGCCCACGTTGTTGAGCTCGACGCCGGAATAGCCGGTGGCGGTCGAACCCGAACCGACGACGAACGGCGCGTTCAGGCCGATGTCGTTAGCGGTGAGAGCCGTGCCGCCCGAGACTTCCTGGATTTCGAACAGGACGTTCGGGTCGTCCACCACCAGCAGGCGGCGAACGGTCGAAGCGGCGCGGTAGAGCAGGCTGTCGCGGGTGTCGGCCAGAACGCCGATGACCACGCCGACCACGGTGTTGGTCGTGGCGGCTTGGGCAACGTCGGCGTAGACCTGACCGTTGACGGTTTGCGAGGTGCCTGCCAGCTTGACGGGATCGCCGACGAAGATCGCCGTGCCGTCGCCGGATGCCGTAGTGTAGACGCGAGCGCCGCCGGTGTAGGCGCCGCCATAGGCGTTCGAGACGGGGATGAACCCGCGAACGATGTCGGGATTAGCCATAAAGGCCTCCTTGGGCGTTTAGCCCGAGAAACGGATTGT